CAACTCACAAAACAGTAATTCAGGTACTTACATTGTTAACAGGAATGTAAACACAAGCACTGCCGCTACTGCTTATGTAATTTCGGATGCAACTGCCGCTTTTTCTGGTTATACAGCAATGGGTTCCCGCAGTTCTGGTTATACAACATCAGGAATGTTAGAAGCAAACAGTGGCGGCGTGTTTTCCGTTGGCTTGACCAATGGCTTGAACATTATGACGCTTGACGGATATCCTGTAAAGTTTGGTGTTGCTAACGCCGAAAAAATGCGCCTCGACTCCAGCGGTAACTTGGGTATTGGGACGAGTTCGCCTGTTTACCAAACCCAAATTTATGGCTCTGGTCAGACAACCGCCGCGCTGACTGATTCGGGTAATAAAGGCGGCTCACTTTTGTTAAACACGCCCACAGTAGCAGGGGGAGATGGCGGGGCGTTATTGATTGGTGCTGGCGGTGCTGGTGCAAAACCGTTTGCGGCAATTAAAGGCTTACTGGCTGATGGCGGTGGAAACACTACTGGAGCGCTTGCATTTTCAACTCGTAATGCCACAGGAGACACATCCCTTACCGAACGCATGCGCTTAGACAGTTCCGGCAACCTAGGTATTGGGACGACTTCGCCTGATGCAAAACTTGACGTAACGGGACCGAACTTGGCCGCAGTTTTTGGGTCAGAAACGGCTCAGAACACCTATGTTGGGTTCAAATACAACAGCACAATTCTTGGCTATGTAGGCAATGGCTCTGGAGTAGCTGGACCCGGCTCTGCAACTGATTTCTCAATTGGCTCCACAGGAGCGCGGGCGCTGACGTTTGGCACAAACGACCTAGAACGCATGCGCCTAGACAGTGCCGGCAACCTAGGCTTAGGGGTTACTCCTAGTGCTTGGAATGCAGGTAGCAAGGCCATCCAAGTTAGCACTTTTGTTTCTGTATCTCAGCAAGCAGACGGCGCTGCAAACTTTGGTTTCAATTTTTACGAAAACGCAGCAAATGCTTTTAGGTACAGCACGACCGACGAGGCTTGCCGATTCTCGGCCTTAACAACGGGTGGGTTTGGCTGGTTTCAAGCCCCCTCCGGCACAGCAGGTAACGCCATTACCTTCACCCAAGCAATGACGCTATCCGCCGCTGGTGGATTGTCTGTGGGCAGTACCACAGACGCTGGCAGTGGAAATATCCTGATCCCATCGGGTGGCAAGCTATTTGGTGCTGCGACAAGCGGTAGTTTCTATTCGTATGTCGAGCCGTATAACGCTTCGACAGGCAACATGAATCTTGTTGCTGCTTATGCAAGCGGCGCAATGACGTTTGCTACAGGGGGAACCACCGAACGCATGCGCCTAGACGCCTCCGGCAACCTAGGCATTGGGACGAGTACGCCTGCTTATAAGTTGGATGCTGAAAAAAGTTCAGACGGGATTATTGGTTATTTCCGCAGAATTGGCGCAACCATTAACCCTGCGCTAACAATTTATGCAAATGAGACTGGCAATACAGTAGGCTTTGGAACAGACTATGCGGGTGCCACGTCACCGGCTATTACGTTTTCAATAGCGGCATCTGAAAAACTGCGCCTAGACAGTTCCGGCAACCTAGGCTTAGGGGTTACTCCTAGTGCTTGGGCTGCTAGAGCATTCCAGATTGGCAACGCTTCAAACTCTGGATGGGCGTCAATTGGTTATGACGCAAACGGCAAGGGGTTTTTTGCAACGTCTGCATTCAACGACACAGGAAGTGCGTGGCAATACACAGCGACAGGACTTGCCGCCACCCTGTATTCCGCAGATTTTGGCACTCACAAATGGTTCATCGCCCCCTCCGGCACAGCAGGTAACGCCATTACCTTCACTCAGGCGATGACGCTGGATGCTTCGGGTAATTTGTTGGTGGGGACTACGACTGCTGTCGGAAAATTTACTGTTGACTCAGGCAGTTCAAGCAATTACGCTGCTTTTAATACCACAAATGCTACTGGTGGTTATGCTGAATTTAGCTCAAGTGGTACAGCACAAGGTGATATTGGAACTGCTGCTCAGATTGTTTCTGGCGGGGCATCAACGGACTTTGGAATTAACGCCCGTGGTGCAAGAAATTTAATATTTGGCACTAACAACACAGAACGCGCCCGTATCGACTCCAGTGGGAATTTGTTGGTGGGGCTTACTTCCGCTACTGGAGTTGCAAAACTTCAAGTATCTGGTCCTATTCAAACTACGGGCTACACAGTTGCAACATTACCCGCTGGAACTGTCGGCATGAGAACGTATGTGACAGACGCACTGGCTCCATCTTTTGGCGTAACTGTTGCTGGCAGCGGTGCTGTCACTATCCCTGTTTTTTACAACGGCACGAATTGGATCGTTGCTTAACCCAAAGGAACCACCATGACAAATATCACTTGGACAATCACCGCCCTCAACTGCCTGCCCCTCGCGGACGGCGTGACCAACTACGCCATCACCGCTCACTGGACCTGCTCTGGTACTGACGGCACCTACACCTCGTCGGTCTACTCGACCTGCTCCTTCCCTGCACCGACTGGCCCAACGAGCCAGTACACGCCCTACGATCAATTAACGCAAGACCAAGTTTTAGGCTGGGTCTGGGCCAACGGCGTGGACAGATTTACCACTGAGGCCGCTGTGCAGGCTCAGATCAACAACCAGATCAACCCGCCGGTGGTGACCCCACCCCTGCCTTGGAGCGCATAACGGGACGCTGCCACCCGCTTCTGGCAGCACACTGAAAGGAAAGCGATATGGAAAACAAAAAGCCCCAGATCGTCACGATAGACGGTGTTGAGCATGACGCCAACACTTTTACTGAACAGCAAATCCTGCTGCTGAACCACACGGTTGACCTTGATCGCAAGATCGGCTCGACCCAGTTTCAGCTACAGCAACTCCAAGTCGGCAAGGATTCGTTCCTGAAGCTGCTCAAGGAAGCGCTGGCAACCACTGAAAAAGTCGAAGCTGAAGCAGTTGGCGGAACGGACTAAAAATAATGAGCCTGCAAACTATTCTGTCAATTGCTGAAACCGTAGCCATTAACGATCACAAGTTTGCAGGCCAAATGCTGTCGCGCAATATGCGAATCAGCACATCAGAGATATTGACGGTTCAGCCATTTCAGTTCACGATAAAGCCGATGGACTATCTGCTGTACTCGCAGAACCGTGCCGTGCTGTCTGCGCTGCGCGTGGCTGACCGGGTGGCAGAGCAATACCTGAGTTACGCCTCCACAGGCTGGGTCAACTACATTGCCTACCAGGGCGACATGAGCGCAGTGCAAGCTGCCGCAGTCACCGTGGAGGCTGCATCCTCTGGCAAGACAATCGTGCTTGGCACGCTACCGTCAATCACATCCACGTTGTTTATTGTCAAGGCTGGCGACTTTATTCAAGTGGGTCGATATGCGTACATAGCCACATCCAACGTCACTCGCGGCGGCGGCGCAACGGTCAGCGTGCCTGTGCATCGGTCATTGATTGCTGCACCAACACCGGGAATGCTGGCTGTCATTGGGCAATACGGAACCACGGTGGCCCTGGGCGGCACAACGTACACGGGGATTACCTTCCCTGTCATTGTTCGCGATTACCCAACCTACACGCTTGTGCCCATGACCAATGACAGCTTCATTGCCTGGGCAAATGCATTCAGCGCAATGGAGGTTGTGCTGTGAATGAGATTCCTGCTGTTCAAAATACGAACATCATTCGGTATGCGGACTTCTTTCGGCTGACGACGCCAACCGGTACATATCTATTCTCCACAGCGCCTTATTCAATTATTGTTCCTGCCATTTCTGCAGCGCCATTTTCGGCTCTTGGGCAGCTAATCAAAGTCAACGCCGCGCAGCGCGACATCAAAAGCACGGCTAATGAAACTACCGTCACCCTGGTAGGGATTGACACTTCAATGTTGGCCATTGTGCTGGCTGAGAAAATCAAAGGCTCGCAGATTGAACTTTGGCATGGGTTTTTTAATGCCAACAATGAGTTGATTACCACCTCGCCAATTGCTTGGACAAATAATGCATCCAACGTAATTGGCTGGACAAACAGTTCATCTGTGCTGACAGATTGGACGGTGGATGCTGGAATTTCAGGGCTGTACAAATATTTCAATGGCTATGTGAATTCATTCTCGATCTCAGAAGAATGGATGGAAGAGGTTCGCGCATTCACAGGTGTCATAACCATCAGCGCATCCAGCTTCCAGCTTATTCTGCAAAACAGAACAGCGGGACGGTACACAAACGATGCGTCCTGGCAATCATTCAATTCTGGTGATACGTCAATGAACCGGGTGAATTTCATTTCCACCATCAATTACACATTTGGCAAGACGGCAGCATGAGGCCCACAATCCGAGATGCCAACCCGTTTGACATCCCGGCAATCCTGGGGATGCTGCGGCAGTACCGCGCATTTGCGCCGCTGGAATTCCTGCAAGAAGTGGATGACGAAATCTACATCACGCAGGTGTTGACTGAAATAATGGCAGGTCGCGGGATTGCCCTAGTTGCGGAAACCGATAAAATTGATGGAATGCTGCTCGCGGCTATTTCCCCAAGTGCCTGGAGTCCCAAGCATCTGGTGATGATGGAAATGGCCTACTGGATCAACGTAGAGGCCCGTGGCGGCTCTGCAGCGCACAGGTTGATAGCAGCCTACGTTGAACACGGAAACGCGCTTAAATCGCAAAAACGCATCTCGGCCTTCTTCATCAGCAAAATGGTGAACAGCCCAGACTTGAAATATGACAAGTTTGGTTTTAAGAAACTAGAAGATTTTTGGGTGATCTAAGATGCCAAGTTCAATAATTCTGGCGGCGGTGTTTGGCGATGTGGTCATGGCTGCTGCTGCGCTTGGCGCAACGGGAATGGCAGTTGCATCGTTCGCCATCAACATCGTGGCGTCCATGATTGTCAGCAAAGCATTTGCACCCAACGTGGACAATGCTGCGATCAATGCTGCCAGCGCAAACCCAGGCAATCGTCAGCAATTGCCACCGGCTGGCGAAAACAAATTGCCGGTGCTGTACGGCTCGGGCTACATCGGCGGCATGGTGACTGACCTAAGTATCACCACCAACAATCAAATTCTTTACTATGTGCTGTCGCTGGCAGAAGTCACCAACACCGAAACTGGCGGAATACCGGACACATACACTTTCGGAAATGTTTATTTCGGCGGCAAGAAATGTGTTTTTGATGGAACGGATTTGACCAAAGTTATTGGGTTGCTGGACGAATCCACCGGTTTGACTGACACCACCGTTTCGGGCAATTTGTTCTTTTATCTTTATCGGAATGGTTCATCGTCTGGAGTAAACACCGCGCAGACTGCAATTGCCGTTATGCAAGACATCGATTGCGTCTATCAATGGGACGCCAACAAAACGATGACTAACTGCGCGTTCGCCATCATGAAGATGGTGTACAACCAAGACGCCAACTTGACTGGCATTCAGCAAACCAAATTCCAACTCACCAACAGCCGCACCAAGCCAGGGGATTGCTTTACCGATTATTTAACCTCTACCCGATATGGCGCGGCGGTTCCGGTGGCTGGCATTGATGCCGCAACGATGACTGCGCTGAATGTTTACAGTGATGGCGCATTCGCCTACACCAACATTTCAGGCGTGCAAACGCAAGCCAGATTCAGGTTTGATGGAACCCTGGACACCAACCAGACCATCATGAACAATCTGCAACTCATGGCAAGCTGCTGTGATTGCTTGGTCAAGTACAACGAAATATCTGGTTTGTGGGGTGTGATTGTTCAATCGCCAGCCTATACCGTTGCAATGGCGCTGTCTGATTCCAACATTATTTCCGCGCTCCAAATCACACCAACTGATATTGCGTCCAGCTACAACATTGCAGAGGTTAAATTCCCTGATGGCACAGAGCAAGACGCATTTGCCACCGCCACATTCAACCTTGCGGTCATCAATCCGTCGCTCATGTATTCCAATGAGCCAGTCAACAAACAGGTCATTAACCTGCCGCTGGTCAACAACAACGTGCGAGCGCAATACCTGGCAAACAGGTTTTTGAAGTCTGGTCGAGAAGATTTGAACCTGCGCTGCACCATCAATTATGTTGGCTTGCAGCTAGAAGCCGGCGATGTGGTAACTGTCACCAACGTCAATTATGGATGGACTGAGAAGCTGTTCCGCATCAATCAAGTGGTGGAGAATTTTGGCGACGATGGAACTATCAGCGCGACTTTGGCGTTGATGGAGTTCAATCCCACCGTCTACGATGACATAAGCATCACGCAGTTTGTGACTGCTCCAAACACAGGCATTGGTTCGCCATCAACATTTGATTTTGTCCCTGCGCCAACTCTTTCTAATTTATTGCCTTTCGCGGCTGTGCCATCGTTTGGTGTAGTGGTAACTGCTGCAAGCAGCGGCATTACGCAATATGCAGAGGTATATTATTCTGCTTACGCAACGCCAACAGCCGCGCAACGGATGCTGGCAGGAACGACAGCCATCAATCCTGGCGGTAATCCGTACACCCCCAGCGCAGTCATGGGAACCGTTACGTTAAACAATATTGCCAGTGGCGATTGGTATTTCTTTGTGCGGATGGTGAATGGGATTGGCAAAAGTGAATTTTCTTTAGCTTCACCTGTTTTGGTTTGGCGACCTACCACTTTTCAATATGTTGATCGATGGGTAGCGGTTGCATACGCCGACAACATTACAGGCACATCTGGATTTAATTACGTTCCTCGCAACAAAGCATTCTATGGATTGCGGAACAATACGGTGGCTAATGGCGGCACCGATCCAACGCTGTACACATGGTATGCGTCGCCAGCCAATTTCGGCACAACAAATTATTTGTTGTATGCAAACCGATCAAACCGAAAATTTAGTTTTGACGTTGGCACTGCAGGATATGTAAACCTTGGCGGCGCATTTGTTCCAAGCCAAACTTCCGTTTATGACTCAAGCATTTGGGCCGCAACAATTGATCCAACTGGCGGCCTGCAGACCTTTATTGATTTGGACGCTCGCACGGGTCAGTCTACTTTGGTGGGATCAACAGGAAACAATTTGAATGATGGCTTCTTGTCTGTGACCAACAATACCGATGGCACAATGAAAGTCAACCTGCATAATTTTCTTAATTTTGGTTCTGGCGTTTACACTAAGAATTTTGCAGCCGCGACTTTGACTATTGACATTTATGGGCGTGTGGTTGGGTTTACGCAAGAGGATGATTTCTTCTATACAGAAACAGTTTTCGTTGCAACAGCCGCGCAAACTACTTTCTCATTGACGCACATTGTTGGTTATATTTTGGTGTTCAGGAATGGGGTGTTGTTGAACTCTGCCGAGTACACGGAGACAAGCACCACGGTGGTCATGACCAACGCTTGCGCGGCTGGGGAAACAATTGTGACTATCTACATGCGAGCAGTAAGCACCAGCGCATATTATGAGCCGCTGAACATCACGATTGCATCCAACACTAGCAACTCCATCACCTATAGCAGCGCACCCTGGACTGACATTACCGCTGGCGAGTTGTTGACTTTTAGCAACACAGGAACCCCTACTCAATACACGGTGTCAACAGTTAACACCACCACCAAAGTCATTACATTTACGACCACGATTGCAGGCGCAACAGCAGGCAACACGGTTTATCGGTACCGGGCGGCAGGGTCTACCTATGCACCATTCACACGGTTTGACCAGGACGTTACCGCCATTACCACTTTCTCGCCAACGACCTATGCGCTGAACAATGGTTTTGAAATGATCTATGTGAACGGATCACAGATCAACGAAATTGATTACAACCTGGCTGGAAATGTTCTGGATGGCTTCCCGGCTGCGTTGACTGGTAAGCTGTCCATTGTTCAATTCTGGCAAAACAACTTGGCTGTGCCTGCAAGCAATGTTGCCAACACGACGGCATATTCAACAGCAGGGCAAACTACATACCCATTCGCCAGCAATCCGCTTTCGATGGAGTTGTATGCCAATGGTGCACTCCTCACCAAAGGAGCAGGGTATGATTACACGGCAAGTGCGGCAAACTTTATTTTGACCACAGCATACAACAACAACTCGACATTATTTAATCAGCAAACATTTGCCCGGATTGGAGCCGCCTGATGACACAAGCATACAACCTTTCGCAGCTTGCGAACAACCTCAACAGCAGCGGCCAGCTAGACGCCACCGATGGTTTAGTCAACGCAGTCCCTGCGACCAACGGCGGCACCGGTCAAGCTGGCTACGCAGTTGGGGACTTGCTTTATGCCTCAACCACCACAGTGCTCAACAGGCTGGCAGACGTAGCTGTCGGCAATGCGCTGATTTCTGGAGGCGTTGGCGTTGCGCCTGCATACGGGAAAATTGCACTAACCACTCATGTCAGCGGCACATTGCCAGTTTCAAATGGCGGCACAGGCGCGGCAACGCTGGCGGCAAACAACGTACTGTTGGGCAATGGCACATCGGCGCTGCAGGCAGTTGCACCCAGCACCAACGGCAACGTCCTAACCTCCAACGGCACAACTTGGATTTCTGCGCCAGCATCTACTGCAGTTTCTTCAGTCAATGGAGTTACAGGCGCGGTGGTTACAACAACGCTCGGCAACATCGGGTCTGTTGTTATCGCTGCAAATACATCGACCAGTTATTATCTTCCGGGCAGCACAATAGCAGGCTCTAGTTTGGTTTACACCTCTACTTTTGTTTCGGCCAGTGGGGCTACCGGAGTAGTCTCTAATGGCACAGTCGGTGGTTCTGACTACACATATAACACAATTAACAGTTCAACTATTCGCGTCACCACTAGCAATGTTGGATACCAAAGCCCTTTAGGGATGACCGCTTTGTCGGGTACATGGAGGGCTTTAGCATTTATAGGGGCTAGGTCGGTCTCTTGGGATGGCACTAACAATACTAGCTACAGCCCAATGGGTTTGTGGGTTCGGGTTTCCTAGGGAGAATCAAATGTTCACCATTCAGCAAGTTCAAATTCAGTGGGCGTACATCAATCATGACTGACGATGATTTCCGACGCCTGGAGAGCAAAGTGGACAAGCTGACTGATGCTGTTGGCAAGTTGATTTTGTTTGAGGAAAGGCAAGCCACCCAGGGTGAACGCATTGGCAGTGTGGAGATCAAACTCGGTATTCACGATGTTTCCCTACAGCGAGTTGATCGCAAGATTGATCAGTGGGTTAACCGTGGTATTGGTGTCTGGGCAGCAGCAGCCATCGTCTATTCACTTGTTCAGTTCTGGAAAAAATGATCGACGTAACCAAAGCCATTGGAGCGGTTGCAGCAAGCATTGCAGCGATTGGTGGGGGCTACACCCTTGCTGACAAGTTTGGCTGGTTTGACAGGGCCATTCTTGAATGGTCGCCTGAGAATTTTAAGATTGTGGCAGAGGTCGGCAAGCCCATCAACGTCACCGTGGCTCGGGTAAAAAAGCGCGATGACTGCTCTGTTGAAAGTTTTACGCCAAGCATTAGGGATGCGGCAGGCATGGTGCATGAGGCAACGACAACGGCAAGCAAGTTCAGCGGCCCAGCAGGGCCACAGATTGACACGTTTACCTACCAGTTGACTATGGTGCGAAAAGAAAAGATTACGCCTGGAGCAGCAACTCTGTTGGCAACGATCAAGTACAAATGCCCAGAGGGTGAGCGAGTGGTGCAGTATCCTCGCCATGCTAATCTGAGTTTTAATTTAGGAAATTAAATATGTTAGGACTAGACGCTATCCTTGGTATCGGCGGCAAGCTGATTGACAAGCTGATCCCGGATCCTGAAGCCAAAGCCAAAGCGAAACTTGACTTGGCGGTGCTGGCGCAGAATGGTGAACTGGCGGCGATGGCAAACGAAACTAAGTTAGTTGAGATTGAGCAGACCAACACCAGTGACAGGTGGAAAGCCGATATGTCATCTGACTCTTGGTTATCCAAGAACGTGCGCCCTTTGACTTTAATTTACATCTTGAGCGCCTATCTTGCGTTAGCAATTATGGATGGTAAAGGCTTTCATATTGCTGAGTCCTACGTTACTTTGCTAGGTCAATGGGGAATGCTTGTAATGGGCGCTTACTTTGGCGGACGGACACTTGAGAAGTTGGCAGACATGAGGTCTAAAAAATGACACCGCACTTTACCCTTGCCGAGTTGACGCACACTGATCACCGCAGCCTAGACAACACGCCAAACGCGCAGGAGTTGGCCAATCTTCAACGGTTGGCTGAGTTTCTGGAGACAATCAAATCCACATTGGGTGGCAAACCAATAATGATCAACAGCGCCTTCAGGTCAAAGGCCGTTAATGACGCTGTGGGCAGCAAAGACACCTCTCAGCATAGGCAAGGCTTGGCGGCAGACTTCCGAGTGCCTGGGATGGCTCCTGACGCCGTTGTGAGGGCAATCATTGCAGCCAACCTGCCGTTTGACCAGATCATCCGCGAGTATGACTCTTGGACGCATATCAGCATCAACGACAAGCCCCGTCGTCAGGCGTTAGTCATTGACAAGCAGGGGACTCGGGTTTTTTCGTAGCAGTTTCATGGCATCCCGCAGGTCACCCCTGAGTTGCTCAAGTGCTTCCTGCTGGGCCTGAAGTCTTAGGTAGGCGTCCAGAGCGAACCTGTCCAGCGTCTGACGCTCCCAAGCTGCAAAGTTCGGTAGATCGTTCAATTTGGTTCCTTATCCACTGCGGCCCACCAAGCTGCAATAGTTTGATGCGCTGTGCCTTGCTGAGTTTAACGGTGTACACCACCTCAAGATTTTGGGTGGGACGTTTCAAGGGCGCTTCCGTGGTAGTGGTGCCCAATGCGTCCAGAACTGCGTACCCGGCAGTGCTTCGTAGTGTCCCATCGTTGCTACTCCGCTACGCCCGAGCAGCAAGACCTTGACCCCGGTGGGCGTGTGTTCGTCAATCGGTATCCAGTAATAATCATCGGCTACCACTGTCGTGCGGGTGCTGTCCAACTTGTACTTGATCTGTCTTTCTAACTCTTCAAAGGCTTCGTCTTCAGTCATGTGTTGCGCTCCTTCAATATCTGTTGAGCTACATACATCCCGGCGTGAAATGCCAGCTTCATTTGTGAAGCAATCATGGTGGACTCCTTGTTTACATCTTCATCCGTCAGCCCCTGCCACTTGCGCTTGTAGATTTCAGCCTCGGGTATTTCCTGCGTGATGATGTTCTCTCCATCAAACCATGTCTTGGTCATACGTGTAGTCATGTGTTGCGCTCCTTTAGTTTGGCTTCTGCCCATAAAGCGCCAAGAGCAAAATAAACCCCGTGATCGTCCTTCTTAGCTTGATAGTCAATCTCCGTGTCCGTCAGCCCCACCCACGGGCGCTGTGCTGCTATCCACTTGACGTAGAGGGGTACTGGCGGCACATCAACAACAGTTGGTGCTGAAATGTGTGTCGGCTTTGCCCAGTAAAAGCCCTTATAGGGGTGGTAATACGCCACCGGCTCCTGCTCTGGCTGCTCCAGTGCTTCGCGTAGCCTGTCTACTTCAGTCGCTTCAGCAATAGCGGTTACTTGTATGTCACGGACTTGTTTCTCAAGCTGCTCAATCTTTGCAGCCTGTTCTTGGGAGTGCGTAACAAGCACAGCCATCTGATCCCAGTCTGGGCTGAACTCGTTTTGGTCGCAGCCGTAAGTTTTTGGCTTAGGCAAGAAGTGCGTGCTTGTGGAGATTTCATCGTCATCTTCTCCGCGCATGTTGTGGTCGCCGCTCATGCCAGCAGCTCCTCGCAGCTGTAGACGCCCTCGAGCATAAACTTGATCAGCTGGGCATAAGAGAGGGCGCCGACCTTGATGATTTGCTTGCCCTTGTTGGCGGGTGGTGTCTTTACCATGGTGCGTCGTCGTAGTTGGCGGGGTTGAAGGGGATCGGTTTGGCGGGCTGCGCTGGCGGCAGCTCGGTGGGGAAGGGCCAGGTGGTCATAGCTTGATGCACTCCAGCCCACGCCACTCACAGACAGGCTCTGCTTTGAGCATGATGACAAAGCCATCAATGTCCCCGTCGCCGCCGATGCTGGCTATGTGATAACCAAAGTCGCCGCACTGCACGACTACAGGTGCTTCTGGGTCAATCATTTCGTCCTTGGGTTTACCGCTGCGTTGCCAGTCTTGCTCGACACGGTTCATAGCGATTAAGACCATACGCATGGTTTGTGATCTGACGTTCATTTCATCTCCAATGTGCAGGACTTACCTGCGGTTGTCATTACAAATTTGCCGTCAACGATGTTAACAACGGCCTGATCCATCTGACCCCAAGAAAGCCCAAGGTACTTGAGCGCGTCTTTGAAATGCTCGTAAAAGTCTGCTGCGTTCATACTCTCTACTCCCCCATAAATGTCGGGCTGTGTTGTTCGTGGATTTCGTTCATTGCGCTGCGGTACTCAGACAAAACTTGCATTGCCGACTTGTACCATTTGTTGCTGTAAGCCCCGTCGCTCAGTACGCACTCAAGCTCAAGCGCCATGCGGTGAGCAAAGCGGTCAGCCACTTCGGTCATTGGCTCCTGCTCTGGCTGTGCTGCGGGTGGGGCCAAGTAGACAGGAATCGTGAATTCTCGCGGTGTTGCTGACCCGCACCTATCGTGCGCTGCCTTCAAGTCTTTGTGCATGAATTCAGCAAGTGTTTCATCTCCGTCAAGCCAACCAATTGGCTCCTGCTCAATCTGTTGCCCAAGGTCAGCAAGTTTCTTTAGCGCCGCCTCTTCAATCATCCTCTTGTAACCGATCACCTCTCCTTCAAGTTCGTGGATGCGGTATTTCAAAGCGCGGATGTCTCCGTGCTCTGGCTGTGCTGCGGGTGGGGTGGTGTAGAGTGGCGTCCACTTATAGGCCGATAGCTTTGTCAAATCGCAGAACTTGGCGGGGTCTTCAAAAGAAACGCCGCACTCTCCTTTTGTCTTCTGCTTCCACATCCACGCCTTCAGCGCCTGCTGCGCGGCTTGTCTTAGGTCAGTCATGTCATGTTCCTTCCAATTTCAGCCGCTGCGCGGACAATGGCGCGGCGGGTGGCTGCGTAGGGGTCGTCACCGTGAACTTCTTTAGCGCACTGATACATGCCATGCGCCGCGCTAATGCCTGAGCGGTCAGACAGCACGACCAAATTTAACTTCACCGCCAGCCGCAGCGCATCGCCATCGTCTGCAATGGGGTTCCACCGACTTTCCAACCCTCTTATCAATAGACTGTCGATGTTCCATAAGTATTCGTATCCAGCAGCCTTCGCCGCAAGTTCAAGTAGTTCTCTGTCAGTCATGTGTTTCCCCTTGCTCTGATGGCGTCGGCAAGTACGTCAGGGTGGCTTGCATCCCATTGCTCGCACACCTTCGCGCATTCTTCTCGCTCACGCTCGGCAACAAGATTGGCAAAGCGGTGAAGGTCGCTTTCTTCAAAGTAGGTAAGCCCCTCATCGTACGCAGCCCCAGCCTCCCGCGCCAGCTTGATGATGTCGTCTTTGGTCATAGCGCCCCCTTGCACATCAGGATAAACAGATTGGCTTGTGCATCCCTCGCAGCATCCCTCGCAGCATCCCTCGCAGCATCCCTCGCAGCATCCCCCGCAGCCCACGCAGCAGCAGCAGCCCACGCAACATCCCTCGCAGCATCCCACGCAGCAACCCTCGCAGCAACCCCCGCAGCAACCCTCGCAGCAACCCTCGCAGCAACCCTCGCAGCAGCCCACGCAGCAACCCTCGCAGCAGCCCACGCAGCATCCCTCGCAGCATCCCTCGCAGCAACCCTCGCAGCAGCCCACGCAGCATCCCTCGCAGCAACCCTCGCAGCAACCAACTCTGTTTGCGTAGCCAGTCCATTAGCAAATCGCTCTGCCACATCCAGCGCATCGAGGCTACGTTTGTCAGTCATCAGGTGCTGCACACGCCGAGCGCAGGCAATCGCAAATAAGCACATCTCGCGCTCATGCCCATCAACTGCACGTAGGCACCACAGTGCATCAGAAAGACCATTGCTTTCGAGGATGGTAGTCAGCGCCAGCGGTTCGTCATCAGCCTCGGTCTTGCCCAAGTTTTTCAACAGCTTTTTCCAGCCGTTGCTACACGGGCTGTGTGCCCTAATTTTGTTTAGTGTGGTTTTCATAGCAGATACCCAATGAAAAATCCGAACGCTGCTGCCGAGATGGCGATGATGAGCAGTACGATGGCGAACTCCAGCCACGGGTGCATGTACAGGTCTTCGATCTCGTCGTCTTGGTTGTGGTCAGTCATTTGGCTTCTCCTTTAGCTATAGCTGCATGGGCTTTGCTCATGGCTTCTCGGCCATCGTCACCATGCCAATCGCAAGTGATGTAAACCTCATTCAACGCCGCCAGCAGTTCCTGATTCAATTCATGCAACCGGCGCAGTTCGGCGGCGGCGGCAACGATCCACTGGCCTCGTTCGCCACCTTCCAGATACGGCGCGACTTGACTTAACCGCAAGGCTTCTGGTTGTGTCATGTCCGGTTCCCCCGTGATGGCAAGCTGAAAGCCACAAGGCTACCTGCCCGTGGTACCTGTGCGGTGTAGTCACCGTCACCAGTGCGATAAGTTGTGCGATCCCATATGCTTAACTCTGCGGCGCGCACTTCACCCGGCTGCTTCTCGCGCTCGATGTACTTGCCCATTGACTGCCGCGCTTCACGGCTCAACGTCAGGCCGGCACTTCGCACCATGTGCGTAGGCGCGCTATTTTTGATGATATTTTTCATCTAAATTTCCAAAACCAAACAATCACTGTAGCCACATACACCACGGCCAGGACAAGCCGAAATGGTGATATGGTCTTCATTTTTTCAGTCCTTGTTTTATGTAAAGCAAGGCCTGGCCAGACACCGTGCGGGTGTTGGCTTCGGCCTGCCGCCTGAGTTCTTCCATGACCGACAAGGGCAACCTGATGGTCATGAAATGCTCTTTGATTTCCTTATTCTTCGGTTGGGGTTTCATTGTCATTTCCAAGCAGCATTTTGCTGTCTTCGATCTTGGTGCCTGCAGTCAGCAAGCGCACAAGATCGTCCTGGCTGGCCGCGCTGGACTCCAGGCTGGAGCGAGCCACAAAGCGGCAAGCATCAGACCGACTGACGGCGCGGATGAGGCGTTGTTCGCTGGTGCTTTTGTTGATGACCAGATAAATTCGATTTGCCATTTTTTGTCCTATTGAGATTGAAAGTTGTCGTAATAGGCGCTGATTTGCTGTTTGGCATCCTCAGCACCTTTTCCCACTATAACAGAATAATGCACACGTTTTAGGTACTCAATAATTTCTTTCTGGTCAGGGCTTAAAACGCCTCCTTTTTTCCGTTTCATTTCGACCCACAGACGCCAAGCCGGGATGAACAAATCAGGAATGCCTTTGACTGTCCCTTCAACTTTGAGCGCGGCGGCTGTGGCCATGCTCCTGGCCCCTCCATTGGGAATTGAATGGATCAGTACCCCAGGATGCTGGCGTCGGAACCATTGCACTACCAGGGCTTGTTCGTAATGCTCAGAAGGAATTTTGTCGGCGCTCAAAATGGCACATCCGCTTCCCACTTTGGGCATTGATCGACAGCCGCCGCAAAGTCTTCGGGTGGTGTCAAAAAGAATTCCGTGCAAGTTCCATCGTTGCTATAGAACTGGCAAGTGTGGCAGCACTTGGGCGGCCCACTGTGATAAGCGTCCACAATCTTGTCATACGATTTCACGACTTCTGGTTTGGCATGTCTCATTTCCAACTCCTTTGCAACACACGGTAAAATTTGCCGTCTTTTTTGAATTCAATCAAAGCTGGTGGCTGGGCATTGTTCATGGCCCGGGTAATATTTTCCAACCCCTCAATATTTACCAGCGAGGCTCCACCATTCTTGGACATCGTCAAGAGCAATCGCATGGCTTTTTCTGCGGCATACCCGTCGTGCAAGACTGTCAGGTACTCAGTGATGGGCATGTCACTCAGCGCCCCGTAGTAGGTCACGGCCAGCATTTCCTTGCCACTGGCGCGGCTTTCGTGGACTCTCCATTCCCAACTGCTTACTATGAGATCGGTGCCTTCCAGGCCCATGATGTCATCGTGTCTCAGCGCCAGCACAGGCGGTTCTTTGACTGGGAAAGCAGTGCCGCAGGCAGGGCATATGGCCACTGAAATGGCACACAATTCTCCGCAGTTATCACAGACTTTGACCGGCGCTTCTCCAGTGCCTTCGCCGGCTTTCTTGGGCGTCTGCACGTTGGTGATCGGCCCATGCGTCTGCACCACGCCAGCAAAGTCCAGCACCAAACAATGATCAGTGTGAGACTTGGGTCGCAACCCTCTGCCAGCCATCTGCACGTACAGGCCGGGTGACATAGTAGGGCGTAACATGGCAATGAGGTCAATGTCTGGATAGTCAAAACCCGTTGTCAATACGTTGGCATTTGTCAGCGCCCTCAATTTCCCATTCTTGAAATCCTCCAACATTTGCTGGCGCTGTTTGTGCGGCGTGTCGCCGGTCACGCAATCAGCCGCTATGCCGTTGTCTCGCAATACTTGGGCGACATGGTGGGCATGATTGACACCAGTACAGAAAAATAACCATGCCTTTCTTTCTCCAGCAAGGTCAATGACTTCGCGCACCACAGATTCATTCTGCTCATCAGTATCGACTGCAGCCTGCAACTCGGCTTCAATGTACTCTCCACCACGCTTTTTGACTTGTGATATATCCAATTTAGATTTGGTCACCTTTGACCGCAGCGTCGATAAAAATCCTTTGTAAATTAATTGCTCAATACTGACCGATTCAATCAATTCATCAAATATGGCCGGCTTATCAGTAATCAGTCCATGTCCCAAGCGATACGGCGTGGCAGTCAGGCCAATCACGCGCAGGCTCGGGTTGATTTTGCTTAGATCGGTCAGCAAGGTTCGGTAGCCGCCTTCATCTTTGTGACTCACCAAATGAGCCTCATCAATAATGATCAGATCGACATGGCCAATTTGATTGGCTTTCTTGCTGATGGACTGGATGCCAGCAAAGGTAATTGGCTCGCCCAGATCGCGGCGTTTCAAGCTGGCGCTGTAAATTCCCATCGGCGCTCCTGGCCAATGCTGGCGCATTTTGTCTGCGTTTTGCACAATCAGTTCTTTGACATGAGTCAGCATTAAAATGCGTGTCTCAGGCCAGCTTTGCAGCGCGTCCTTGCACAAGGCGGCAATGATGTGAGACTTGCCTGACCCAGTCGGAAGGACAAGGCATGGGTTGCCCTGGTTACCTGCCTCAAACCATGCGTAAAGCTGGTTTATAGTGGTTTGCTGGTAATCTCTCAGCATACCCTGCCATCCCATTCCTTCCGCAAATCCATCAAAAACGGGTCGGCGTCTACGCAGGCCGCAGTGTTGGCCAACAGTTCTTTGGAACCAAATACATCTGCCGCCGGCAAACCATTCAAGACTTCTTTTTTGCCAATGCGGTACTTGGCCACCCAATCTCTGGGGCTATCAACAATCTGCCACGGTACCAAATCAGGGTGCAGAATATGGGACTCGCAGCCTGTATGCTGGGCATCCCCAGGAATAATGTCATCCCAGCGAACGCAGTGCCAAGTGCTATCCGACAGCGGAGTGGCGTTCGCACAAGTTCGGCAATTGACTTGCTTGGTGGTCTTGCTGCCAAAACAAAAATCGTGGCCTGGGCAATACTTGCATTCAAACCAAGTCGGGTCGGTACTCATAGGCTCTGGCATACGATCCAACAACGCTATGCGGTGGCCACGATCCACAAATTTCTGTGCCACTTCCTTGTCCAGTTTGACGCGCTCGGTGTAAATTCTGTCATCGTCCTTGCACACCGCCAAGTACAGCGCCCGATCAATTTTTGCACCAAGCATGTAAACCTGCATCTGGATAAAGTGCATGAATTTAGACTTTTCCACGCCGTCCTTGACCACTCCATCAAATGACTTTTTGGCGTGCGTTTTAAACTCGGCAATGTGCTTGGTTTTCCTAGCACCCGGCACACCAGAGTGAATAATGCCGTCCAAACTGCCGCTCACATGGCTACCAAAGTCCACCCGACTTTGCGACCCGGTGGTGGCTCGGATGTCGATGCCAATGTCGCGCAGGTCAGACACAATGGTGGCCTCTTCGTTTTGGCCACGGCGGAACAAACGCAGGATACGACCCTGGAATTTTTCCACGACGGCCCACCTAAAAGACAGCCACAGCCAGCGATCACAGGCGTGGCCAAGGGTAGAGCAGCCCAAGTGCTGCCGGGGACGCTCCTGGCGCTTCTCATGGGCCTCATCGATCAAAGATTCGATGGTCACGACTGGCTCTGTGGGTTCAGGTATTTGCATTTTCTTGTCTTTTAAAAAATTGGGGTAGTTGCTTGCGCTTTCCCCCGGGTTGATTACTCTTTGACAAACACACCATTGGTCAACAATGTGCCTTTGCGGTCTTGAATTTCACGGAATGCCGAGTACATGCACACAATAAGATTGATGTCTTGCAGGGCGCAATAGTTGATCAAGCAAACCATGACATCGCCAACGCCATCTTTGATTCCTTCCAAATCATTTTTGATGGTGGCGTCGGCCAACTCGCCCATTTCGCTCATTGCTTTCAAAAGCTGAATTTCAGGGGTCGAGTTAGGAATGATTTTCCTGGCCTCTGCCCACTGGAGAATCTTCATCTCAATTTCGGCGTAGCTGCTCATTTCCGCGCCCAGGGTGGTGCAGCCTTGGCGGTTACAGTGTTAGTAGCTGCTGGCGCTGTTTGTGGCATAGCCGAGGGCATGGCCGCCCCGTTGAGCGACTTAAAGCCCTTGATATCGTTGCCATCACCGTACTGCTCATCTTTGCGAATGGTCAGTTTGATTTCCAGCCGGCCACCAATCAACTGATCAGTGTCGGTCACTTGGTTCAGGCCGATGGCACGCATGATTTCGCCAAGCTGCTGCCTGCCGATTTCTTCTGCCTTCGGGTTGGGGTTTTTGATGTTCAAGTTGCCAAACACCGCCCGGCCCTGGTGAGTCGGCCCGGTTATGTTGTAACGCACGCCGATATAGCTGCCCGTGCCGGCGGAGGTTTTTTTGACCTCTGCGGTGGCAATGACGGCTGAATACCAACCCGCTGGAAGCGGATCGTAGCTGTTGCCTTTGGGCAGCGTGTCTACGCTGAAAGTTTGGTCGAGAAAAGCCATTTTTATTCCTTAGTGATCGTGAATGAAGGGCGTCCAGGGGTGGACGTGATAGCCAACATGAGAGGCGCAATCATGGCTTGGTCAGCCGCTTTCCACGCCGTCATGTTGATTTCGGGTTTCCAGCGAAACAAGCTGGACAAATGATCTTCCAAACCAGCTTCAACAGCCAGAGTTTGAAGTTTGTCAGAGTCAACTTTACGGTTAATTCGACCTTCAATTTTGACTTTGTAGCCTTCAGCTTGGCGATTCAAAGTGCCATCCAATTCTTTTGGTATAGCCAGACTTTTGACGATCTGGTCTTCCAACTCTCGGCGCTCGGCCACTGCAGCGGTTTCCAACTTCTTGGCGTCGACCCATTTTTGATAGAGGCTCATATCACTCCACCAATCTTGGCAATGATGGCCGTCATGTCCGGGGCTTCCCAGGCACCCAGCTTGCCGCTGCGGTCTTTGGCAGACCACAGGCCATCGGAGTCGCACATCAGCGCACGTTGGGTCACGCCATCACCGTCTTTCTCAATTCGCAGTGCAAGCACCTCATCGAAAAAATACGGCAGCGCCTGGCCCGTCTTGGCACCCGGCATCGATGGGGCATAGAGCATCCGTCCCATTTCGTCGGTAGACTTCTCAAGCTTTGCAGTCATCAAAACGTGCCGGCCAGGGATGTCTCTGAAGGCGCGGATGATGTCACTCATCTGTTCCTGCATTGCCCCATAGGCTTGTCGCGGGTCTTTCGTCAATTTCTTTTCAGTGTTCAGGCACACTTCCGCAATCTCAGAAATTGAATCCAACCCCACCGATTGGTACGCCTTTGCTTCTTCTGACTGAGTCAGCCATTCGTAAGCTTCGCGCAGTTCATCCATCGAAGTGATCTCAATAAATTGAAGATCAGCATCTTGGATAGACAGCAGGCCGCCTTCTGCCGACAACACAATCGGTGTCGGCAACGTCTTCATCAGGGTCGTCTTGCCGGCCCCCGCCGGCCCATAAACCAGCGCCTTCACACCGTTGGCCACAAGGCCACGAGTACTCTTCACATTGATAGCCATCAGGCTTTCTCCTTTTCACACCCGTCTGGAAATCAGTTCGGTGCGTCAGCACATTCTAGCACGCTTTCGTGCTACAGTGTCAACAGCTTTTCAACAAAAACATTGGAAAAAGATGGCCAATCTCTCAAACATCCTTGGCGGTTCATGGTCGCCACCACCCGAAAAACAGGTCGATGCGCCTGACATTCAACTCAAGGATGCCATCCTTGGCGCGGGGCTTAAGCCACCCGACATCATCCTGCTGGACGGCAAGTTGCACCGGTTTGCTAGTGGCACAAAGGGCGAAAAGGGCCACGATAAGCCAGGGTGGTACATAGCGTTTGGTGATGGCGTCCCAGCAGGCCGATTTGGGTGTTGGCGTTCTGGAATTGAATTGACTTGGCAGGCAGAGATTGGGCGAAATCTGACGGTTGCTGAAGAAATGTCACAGACCCGCCGTTTTTCGGAAGCCAAGATTCAGCGAGATGCGGAGCAGAAGAAGTCTAGAGAGGTTGCTGCTAATATTGTGGATTTGATTTGGTCGAGTTGCGTTGGCGCAAGCCCAGAGCATCCCTACCTCAAGCGCAAGGGCATCAAACCCAACGGTGCCAGGGTCACAGGCGATGGCCGGCTGGTAGTGCCACTGTACGATGAGGACGGCACCCTGGCCACCCTGCAATACATCGATGGGGAGGGCGGCAAGCTTTATCACCCTGGCGGTGCCACTGGCGGTAAATTCAACATTTTAGGCTCACTGGATGAGCCTGGCATAGTGTATGTGGCCGAGGGCTTTGCCACTGCGGCGACCATCCATGAAAGCACCGGCAGGCCATGTGTGGTGGCTTACAGCGCGTCCAACCTTGTGCCGGTGGTTGAGGTTTTGCACAAATTCCATCCCGATATGATGGTGGTTGCCGATCACGATGCATCTGGCGTTGGTCAGAAATATGCAGAACAAGCCAGTGCGCGGTATGGGGTCAAAATGGTTATCCCGCCCATCATGGGTGATGCAAATGATTACGTCCAGGCCGGCAATGACTTGGCGGTGTTATTAGCCCCACAGCTTCCTTCGTACAAACTGAACAAGGCCAAAGTCCTGGCCTCCCAGCCGGCACCCATCAAGTGGCTCATCAAGGGCTGGATTCAGGAGAATGCTTTGGTCATGGTGCATGGCCCAAGCGGCGGGGGTAAGACCTTTGTGGTGCTTGACTGGTTGATGCGCTTGGCCGCGCAGAAGACCGATTGGCTTGGGCATAAGGTCAAGACTGGCAATGTGGTGTATCTGGCCGGCGAGGGCCATCACGGCTTGCGAAGTCGGATTGCCGGGTGGATGCACAAGAACGAAGCCGATGATCCTGACATGTGGGTATCCGAGGCCGGCTGCGATTTAAACACACCCGAGGGCTACAGGAAAGTTTGCGAAGCCATTCGGGCGTTGGGCGTGATTCCAAATGTGATTGCCGTCGATACCCTGCACCGGTTCATGGCCGGCGATGAGAACAGCGCCCAGGACGCCAAGACCATGCTGGACGCCTGCGCTGCACTGATGAAGGAATTCGGTTGCACAGTCATCTTGGTGCATCACACAGGCGTGTCTGATGAGGCCCAACACCGGGCGCGGGGCAGTTCCGCATGGCGTGGTGCCTTGGACATTGAGATCAGTATTGTCCCAAGCAAGGATGATGCCCCAATGGAAATTATTCAGCGAAAGAGTAAAGACGCTGAAATAGTTACTCCAATTTATGCGAGATTGGTTAGCTTTCCGATACCAAATTGGTTTGATGAAGATGGCGAGCCAGTTACGACTGCTTTAGTTGAACAAGCCGAGGTATTTGAGAAAGAAGAAAAGACTAAAAAAGAGTCAAAGATATCTGTACATCAAAAGACATTTGAAAATGCTTGGTGGTCATCACAATGCGAGGTGCGTAATGGCTCTCCATATGTAAGCAGATCGGCATTGCAAAATAAATTGCTTACAGATGGTCGAAAAGAACGCACCGTTGAGAATGATTTGAACCCCTCATATCCTGATAAATTGATTGGAGCCTTGCTGATGGGGTGCGCCATTGAGGTGTTTGAGCATGGCTGGATCGTGGTTGATTCCGTCCAGGCTGGGGCCATGATGATGGACAAAAACAAGCGATAGGGTTCCACCCTAAGCACCCTGAGGGTGATTTAGGGTGATTAGGGTGATTGGGGGGCAAAGCATCATTTTTAGCACCCTAATCACCCTAGTACCGTACCCCCTCTCTATACGGAGGGGTAGGGTACTTAGGGTGAGGGTGATAAATGTGATGCAGGACGCTAGGGTGAAAATATTTTTGAGAATTTGGGGGCAATGATGAGAACATATTTTGGGCTGGTGCCAAATTTGGACGATGGATGGAAACAGATCGACAAATATGTGGATCACGATGGAATCGAATGGCTGGTGTTTCGACGACCCCAGGAACACACGCCTGACTGGAGTACCTACAAAGTGGTGTCAAATGGTAGGGCTGCAAACAAGGCAAATTACTGGATGGTGCGTAATGATAAAACAGGGCAAATTGGTTTTATCAGAGATTACGCTTCTATGCGTCAAAACAGGCCGAAATTGCATGAGAAAATTGAAAAGATTTTTAGCTTGTTGTAATCACAATTTAGATAATGTAATTACAAGCAAAAAGATAAAAAATTGTTCAATAATTTTTGTGATATTTTGATTGCAAAATAAAATAATAATTATTTGTTTTTTTTCGGCAAAAAATTAAAAATGACTGACCAATTTTTTTTTCAAATTGAAAAAAATTAAGGCATTTTTTTTTTTTTGAAAGCCGACGTAAGGGTTTAGGAGTTTTTTTGGCCCTATTCACACAATTGTCACTAAAAATACGTCAAATTGTCATTGAATTGTCACAATTCACGCTTTTTGGGCGGAAAATGCTCAAAATTTAAGCAAAATGCTCAAAATTTAAGCATCGCCCTGGCATCGCCCAGACATCGCTCAGGCATCGCTCAGGCATCGCCCTGGCATCGCCCTGGCATCGCCCTGGCATCGCTCAGGCATCGCCCAGACATCGCCCTGGCATCGCCCAGACATCGCTCAGGCATCGCTCAGGCATCGCCCTGGCATCGCCCTGGCATCGCCCTGGC